AAAGTTAGGTCTGGATAATATAGAATAAGTTGCATATCTACATGGATCAATAATATGGTTATGTAAATCCTCTGCAATGTTTATGAGCTTTCCTGATTTATCTTCTTTCCATTTGTAGTTTCTAAACTCCTGGATAGCATTATTGGATTTGCTAGTTATGTGAATCTTATATCTTTTTAAAAGGTCTATTCCTGCATTTACAGAATCTTTGCCTTTGATACTTGGATGAATATTATGACCCATGCTTCTAAGCTCTGATATTAGTCTTGGCTCTGCACTATCAGCATAGATAGGATTTGATTGTAGATTTGACCCTCTTAGAAATTTGTGAATGTCATTTGTAGTCATTTGAGTTCTATATAAATGCTCATGAATATACAGATTGTGTTCTTTAGTGTAAACAGAAACTAAAGTAGTAGGGTCATTTGTGTAACCAAAGTCCATGCCATATGCTATTAGCTTTGCATCTACAGGCACTTCATTTATCTCAGCATATCTAAAGATAGTCCTCCTGGAACTTGACCTCTCACCCAATCCATAGATTTGCCAATACTGCTCATCTGTTTCTTTTAGTCTTTCTATTTCTGCTCTTATTGATTCCTCCAGAAATGGGTTGTCTAGGTATGTTGTTTTATAAAATTCACAATCCTCTCTAGTTATTACTTTGTCATAAATCCAATGATATTCATCTGATGGGTTGAAGTCAATTATTATTCTTTCTTGAGTTCTAAATATTAGCTGCTGCCAATCCTCCCAATGTAATTCATTTGCTTCATTGATAAATAGTAAGTCTCTTTTTCTTCCTCTAATCTTTTGGGATTGATCTAAAGATGTATGCTCAACTAAATTGCCAAATAGATTATATTCTGAATTAGATTTGTTATGATGTTCCTCCCTATAGATTTGATGCTCTCTAAGGATGTGTAAGAAGTCTCTTAACACAGTTGCCCTAAGACTAGGAAAAGTCTTTCTACAGATGGTTATAATCTTTCCTGTGTTATGTGTGCAATACTTAAATATAATCCAAAGCAGGATATTGTAGGTTTTTCCTGACCTAGTTCCTCCCTGCTCAACTATTATTTTGGAATCACTATTGACTAAATGCTTATAAACAATATTAGTCTGTATCTTCTGTTTTATCAATTATCTCAATTTGAAAGTTAGTAGGCATTCCATCAGCTCCTGTTATTTCCTGTCTTTCTATATAACCTCTTTTTTTACCTTTGGTCTTTAAATAGAAAATAGTTGCTGCTGTTGAGTTGTCTGATATTTGTTGGTGAAGTTGGCTCTCTGCAAAATCCAATGCCACATTTTCAATCTCCTGTACTTGCTGTGCAAATTCCTCATCCTCCTTTAGCCATTTGTAGAATGTGCTTCTTGGGATCTTAGCAATCTTACAGGCATTATTAACCACACCTAAAGTCTGCTCTAGAGCTTTCAAAATTGATTCCTTTTTTATGTGTCTACTTTTGTCCATATTAATATAACGAATTTAACATTTTATTTTTTCCATTTCCATCCTTTTATCATCAATCCAATTCTTTCTACAGCTTCTGTCTCTTTGGTTTCTGGAATGTCTGATATAAGATTTGCTAGTTTTCCCTGTGTTTGTTTTTCTAGTTTATTCTCCAGGAGTTTACATTTATTTTCTAAATAGTGAACTCTGTCTATTTGGTCAATGGTTAAATTGCTTTTAAAAGAAAATAGGTTTTCTATAATATCTAATTCTTTGTTATAGCTTTTATACATTGGATAATTCTTAACAGCATGGATGCAAGTAGCATGTGTCATTTCCTTTTTATTGTCTAGGAAAAATTTAGCTATTAGTGTCCATCTCATATTAAGTTTAATTCTTAATAAGTAACAAAGCAAAGACCTGTATTCTATGTGCTTTTGTTTTCTAGTGTTTTCAAATATATCTATTCCAGATTCTTTAATAATTTTATTAGCAATCTGTATTGGTTTCAAATTCTTCATGTTCTTAACTTTAAAAGATTGTAGCATTCAATATATTTCTCTCTTGCTTTACTTTTATAATATTTTTTAAATAGCAAAAATAACTTTTTTGTGTATTGATATTTAGTTTTACAGTCTTTAAAATATTTTTTAGAAAATGCAACTCCTTTTCCTTTGAAGTAATTGACCCCATCTGCCTGGTCTCCTTTGACCATTTGCTCATAAAAATTATATAGAGCTTCTTGTTGGCTTAAATTAAGTATTTCTTTATGCTTCCAATGATAGTTATATATCAATGCAGGAAATTGCTTATAATCTTTGTCTATGCTTACAATCATAACTTTCTCTCTCCCTATTTGTTCTGATAATTGTTTCCAATATTTAGCAACAAGATCATCAGTTTCCATTCCATAACAAAATTTACTTCCATAATTGTCTTTGACATATTGGTGCATGTCATGTAATAATGGAGGAAGAATTTGTTTTTTTCTGTTGGCTTTATAATTAGGTGTGAGTTGTTTTCTAAAATTTCCTTTAGATCCATTAAATGTAATCACTTGCTCTATTTCATAAAGTTCTTCTAGGTCATTTACAATTTTCATGTATTGCTCATCAAATTTATTTATGCTGTCCTCAATATTAGTATAAAATGGACTTGTGTGCATATCATAGTCATCATCATTTTTTGACCTGTAACAACTTGCAAAAATTAAGCTGTCTGCATCTATAAGTAAAATCATTTCTTTGTTAAAAGTATTAATATAATAGTTATGATTAGACCTATTAAAGACCAACCTAACATCTTATTGTTTTTTTCTTGTTGTTCTGGACTTTTGCCCTGATTACTCCTGTACTGTCTGTGTTTTTTTATTTTCAAATCTTTCAATTTACTTTCTTTTTTTTCAAATCCAATTTCATAGAAATAATTTTCATTCAGATATGTTAGGTACTTTTGTTTTTTCATAAACTATATATCCATGTTCTTGTAAAAATTTTATTGCTTCTTCTATCTTTTTTTTATTTATTCTGTAATGATTAAATATTTGATTCTCAAAAGCATTGTGATTATGTTTCATAATTTTCTTGGGATTATAATAGGGTCTAGGTCTTTGCTGTCTATTAGTGTGATGACATCTTTGCTCCCATACCTATTCTTTAATTTATATAATGGAAAATCTTTTACATAGACTTTCTCTACTTTACTCTCTACTAACTTAACCAGATCCTCTCTCCACACAAATAGCCATTGTGTAGCTTGTTTAAAAGCTATATAATGTGCTTTTCCATATAGCCAACCCTTAAAGCCATAATCATTTATTATTTCAATCCATAAATATCTGTCATTTTTTGCCTGACCTCTTTTGATACTTTTTCTGTCTTTTATGTCTGTTCCTATGTGAGTTTCTATTGTCTGTGTAGTGAAAGAAACTTTGCCATCAATATGGCTGTAGATGTTTTCTTTTAATGTAGCAGGATAAAAATCTAAGTCTTTAATGTCTTGATCTTCTCTTGGATTATACTGCTTCATATTTCTCTCTCTACATTTATTAATGTAATCAAGAGATAATTTTTTATTATGTTCTGTAAGTTTTTTCACATTTTAAATATAGTGAAAAATAAGTTATAAACAAAAGTTTATAAACCCTCATTAAAAATATCATTCAAGTCTGTAATCCATCTTTTTATTTCGTTTGGATTACAGGTGCAGGGTTTGTAATAACTATGCTTTTTATATCTGCTGTGCAAGTCGCATACCAAGTCAAACTCTTTTCCTGATATGGTTGATTTAGGATTATTTCTAAATTGTTCCCATTTTTTGTAGTCATCTTTTTTAAATTTAATTGTTACCATCTTTTTATTTTTATATTGTTTAGAGCTTTTTTTCTATCATCACATCCACAATCTTCATATCCTAATTTATTAGCTATCCAATTTGATATTCTTTTTCCCTGACCTAATGTCAAGATCTTAATTATTAATTCAATTAGGTCTCCTAATTTAATTCTATAGTAATCATTTTCCATTTTTAATTTTTTTAATATTATTAACATGCTTGGTCGCATATTTCTCATGCTTTTATTTGTTATGCCATTTTCATCAATAAAACAAATTCTATTTTTTATAAATCTAATTTCATGTTTTTTATAAACATAGTCATGAAACCATTTTGTGTCTGTGTTTGCATTAACTAGAAAAACACAAACATCAGCATTGTCTTTTTCAATTTCTTCCAATGCTTTTACAATCCACACTTTCACATTTGAATAAGGTGGATTTATAAAATTTCTTTTTTTCCATTGAATTTCTAATCCATTCCATTTTTTTAAATCATGTTTAAAAGGGCATGGATCAAAATTAAAATTAAATTCTTTGTCTAGCTTTTTATAAAAATCAGGAGGTGTTTGCCAATTATCACTTTTTCTGCTTGATAATAATTTCACTTGATGTTTGCTCATATTAATTTTTTAAGTATTGTTTTAACTTTTGTATAAGTATTGTAAAGAGAATAATATGGAATATGTGTTTTCCTGGATAGTGATGCAATACTCTCACCAGAATTTATAAGTTCAAAAATTCTTTTGTCATACCAATACATTTTATCTAGTGCTTTTTGCACCTGCTCATATGTTCCTAAATAGTCTGGATCATCTTCCATGTTTTTGACATTTTCTAATCCCTCAATGTGTATGTTTTTTTTCTTTCTAGTTAAATCAATAAATAAGCTGTTTAGAGTTCTGAAGATATAATAATAATTTATTTCTGTTTTGTTATATTTTATGTCTAATCCTGCTCTCATTTTTATTATTATTTTAATATACATTTCTTGGACTAAATCTTCTGCCATAGCATTGTTGCAACCAAAACTTTTAACAATTTTAATCCAGGTTTTATGTTTTTTATATAATTTCTCAATATCTTTTTCCATTCTCTTTTAAAGGGTCATATAAATCCCCAACAATCTGTGGAAGTCCTAAGTCATTTACTTCAAAACTAAATGTCTCAAAAGCATATCCTCTACTTCTTTTGCATTTCACAGTAACCCATTCTTTGTTTACTGTGTTTGCTTCTAGCTCTATTTGTGTCTCACATTTCTTTTCCAGAAAACTTCCTAAATGTCCTGTTGGTTTGGAGCTTCCATAATTAGAATGTATTACAGTTATAATATGACATTTATAAATAGCACTCCATTCCATCAATTTTTGAACACAAGCATTAGATTCTTCTAAATTATTTACATCAGAAACTAAGTCTGCAATTCCATCTATTATTAAAAGACCTGTATTTTTAACTTTGTCTTTTAACAAGTATTCTATAAAATCAATTCTCTGTTTGAATCCTATTTGTCTTAGAGCATATGTGTAGTAGCATTGTGATCCATCCATATTGGACATATCAATGGCTCTCTTAAATGTCCTCTGACTATGCCAAAAGCCCTGTTCTGTGTCAATGTGGATTAAACATTGATTTGTTCTGTGTCCTCTTATATCTCCACCAAAATTATTTTGTCCAGAAATATAAACAGAACTTAACAAAGATATAAAAAATGTTTTTTTTGTTTTAGGAGGTGATTGAACAAAGCTAAAATTTCCATATGTTCCTAGAGCTAAGGGTAACATTTCACCCCCATCTTTTGTTCTAATATATTTTTTTCCTATTGATAATGCTACAGGTGGATAGTCTATATTGACAGAATTGTCTACCAGACATTCTTTGTCTATTTGTTGCATTAAGTCTTTGTGGTCTGTTTTGTTTTGCATTAAATAAAGTTAAAAAAAAAGAGGGTGAACACTCACCCCCTTATTAAAATATTACACTAAAATTCTAGTATGTATTTTTAGAAAGGAAGATCATCAGAAGTCTCTTGCTCCTGTATTTCTTCTTTTTCAGCTAAGACAATGTTACCATCAGTCCAAACAACTTTTCCATTTCCTAGATAGTTCTTTGGCTTTTTGGCTTCCCTTTCTTCTTTGGTTTGTGAATCTGTAATAGCTACATTATTTCCATACCTGGTTTCATCAGATACAGAAATAGTCATGTTGTAATACACAGCTCCATCCTTACCTTTGATGAATTTTTCTTTAGGGAGTTTGTCTACCCTGATACTCGCATTCATTAGTACACTCATAATTAATCTAATTTTAAATTTAACAATTTTTCTTGTATATAGGGTGTCAGTCTATATA